CCACCGGCCTTACCGGAGAGTTCTACATCTCCATCACCATTATCAGGAGCAATTAGGCTAGGTCCTCCTTGCAGATACCAGTTGGCACCTTCGTACCCTACGTGTACATCTGTAGAAGAACCTGTGTAGTCCGATCCCGAAAATCCGGAATTGAGTTCCACGTTGGCGTAGGGACCAGCTTGTGCTGCACCAGCAGCGGAGATCAAGAGGCCAGTAATAATAAGAGATTTCATGTGTGTAATTGTTAGTTGGGTGTTACTTTTTCTTTGCAGTTTTTGCGGAGCGTTTGAAGTTTGCAGCCGTGGGTGCTCCTTTAGAACCAGGCTTTCTCATTTTCTCGCCACTACCAGCAGCGATTCTTTTTTTCTTAGCGTGAATGTTGGCGTATAAGCCACGTTTAGCAGGCATGATTAACACTTCCAGCGTCGTAGGGCTAGAGCCTTCCTAGTAGGACGACCCTTTGAATCTTTCATTGGTCCTTTGTTACCTGACATACGAGCACAAAAGGATTTCTTACGTGGACCACCACCAGGCTGTGGAGCCTTCAGGTTGGACCCAGTTTCTCTGTTGTACTTTGCACGTCCCGCAGCGGTTAGACCGCCTTTGCGAGACTTATGCTTACCTAACTTAAGGCTAACATTTTTTGCCACCCTTCATACCTTTCTTAGGTGGACGACCTTTCTTCGTACCGTATGTACCTTTCCCTTGTGGCATTACCAAACTCCGGGGATGATTTGACCAGTAACGGCATACGCGCCTAGCGCAGCCATTACACCTAGCATTGCTAGGCGACCGTTTAACTTCTCTGATTTTTGACTGTGATTTTCGTACACTGGTGTAAATGAGATAGGAGGTTCAATTGCGTAAATGTTTGTACGACCGCCGTCTTCTTTAATAACTGTCATTAGAAGTCAACATCAGAACGTTCAAGTTTCATCAGAACATCATTCCGATATGCAGGATCACGATCATAGCGAGGATCAGAGATAGCTTTAACTACCTCAGCCTGACTACGGAAACCTTCACCAGAACTTGATGGTGGCTTACCTTGTACCTGAGTACCTTCGTAGCCATTCTCTTGTTGGTATCGTGCTTGTAATCCAGCCATGATCATTTTAATTTGTGCGGGTGTACCGCTATCAATAGTCGCGTTAAATGCATCTAGTTCTACATCATCGAGACTTGAAGCAGCCCAATTAGTAATTTGGTTATAAGCCTCTTCTCCACCAACTGATGCTTTCAGGTCACTAACATCGTCACCTGTAAGGTCTGTAGCAGGTTCTGGTTGCATAGACATATACGTTTCAAGCAGTTCACCACTGCTCATCTCTGACAGTGCATCAAAGGTTTCCTGAGATAGCTCACCATTTTCATAGAACTCCTGTGATGCAGATGAGAGCATCTCAGCCGCAACGCTTCCTTCTTCATCTGACTCTTCAGTATCTTCTTCTGCCATACCTTCATCACCATCATCAGAGTCGCCACCAAGCTTCCGTTGCAGCTCAATGTATGCAGACTCAAGATCCTCAGCGTTCTTATACTTACCAGCTAGGAGGTTATCCTGCTGCTCCATAAGTTCAGAACCTACTGCTAAAGAATCCTGTTCTTCATCAGTGAGTACCTCTGTTTCAGGTGAGTTGTCATAAGTAAATGTTTCAGCCATCTTGTTGGGGTGTTTGTTGTTGGGTGAATTGTTGTGCCATCTCAGCAGCATCAGGATTCTTACTAGGATCCATCAAAGGAGCTGACATCATTTGTCCTGCCTGATTAAGCAGTGACTGTTGTGAAGCCATAGCCTGCTGTTGTTGCATAGCTTGCTGCATCTGTTCTGGTGTCTTGACGAGGTTGAGAACATCAATACCTTGTGCAGCAGCAAGACGTTTAATAGCTTCAGAAGGATCGATATATTTCATCAATGCTTCTGGTCCTAATGTCTGAGCAATAGTGCCGATAAAAGCAGTAAGACTTTCTCGATCCTGACCACGACCAAGTGCATTAACACCAGCCACGATCTGTGGTTGGACATAGTCTTTAGGAATCTTTGGTAGAGAACCACTACGCTGCATAACCATCAAGGTCCTAGCCAGGTATGGCTTAAGGAACTCAACAGTCAGCAGACTGAATAGTCCACCAAGTTGCTGTTCAAGTTCAAGCTGTGTGAGGCGAACTTCTTCAGCAGTTGTTCGTTCCGATTGACGAATGTTCAGCAGCAGGAATGCTTCGCCTAAACGACGCTCAATCTGCTGTGCCATCTGTGAGGCAGTAGCAAAATCTGCAGTCTTACCAACTTGCACGACTGCTACATCTTCAGGACGACCCTGAACAATTGCACCATTACCTGCTTTAGCAATGGTCTGTGGTTTTGTACTAGCTGCAGGATTGACAAGGAAAATCACCTTGGCTGCAGCCGAGCTGCCTTCGATAAGTGCCTGACTTAGAGACTCAAGTGAGCGAAGATCACCTAAGAACTCCTCTACCCTGCCTCTTCCGTAGTCCTCTCCATCAACAGAATTGAATCGTAGAGTCAACCAGGGAGATGCATCAGCAGGTGCTGTACTACGTGAACCAGGGATGATGTTGTCATCTACTTCTTGATGCCAAATCCATGAGCCATTGTCCTCACGACGTACATAGGTAAAGACCTCTGCATCTTCATCGTCGTTCCCTTTGTTGGAGACACGGTTCGGATCAGGTACAGGATCTAATCCAAGAAGCTTACGACTTACAAGTTCCTTAGTGACAATCTCACATACGTAGCCATTGCCATCACGACTAACTACGTAACGGTTTAAAGGAAAGTTCTTAAGACCTTCCTTACCCATGAAGATCATTGCATTACCACCAACAATCAAATGCTTGAGTGCTTGGTGTACGACAACACGATCACTTGAAGCAGCAATCTTATCCATGACCATTCGTTCCATCTTTGCAAATGAAAGGTCAAGTTCACTACGTGCTTCAGGTGGTAGTTCTTCACCTAGCTTGTCATCACGTACTTGTAGCTTGAAGAACGAAGTCTGTGGAGGTAGTAGAGCCAACATAAGTTTGGCTGCTAGGGTTACCACAGACTTGGCTCCAACTGATTGCCAAGGAGTAATCAGTCGTTTGTGATTCTGTTTTACATTCAGGTCGTCAGTAATTAAATAAGGCAGCGTCAGTTCAGAACACTCAACTGCAATATCTAGGAACTGATGCCTGTCAGTTGACAGTTGGTTGTACCGTTCTTTCGCTTTATACATTCAGACCTCCAGTCGATCCGCCTGCTGAAGTTTGTTGTAGCGGAATCTTTAGATCGCTTGCACCAACACGCTTTGCTTTGGACGTAGACATCTTTTTAGCAAAGTCAACCTTAGGCTTCGCATCTTTTTCAGTCAGTGACTCAGGTCTTGGAGGAGCCTTAGGTGCTTCAGGTGCTTTCTTTTGAATAGGTGGTAAGGCAGGCGGATCAGGTGGTTTAGGAGGTTGAATACCTAGTAGACTTGCAACGTTTACACACATTAATTTTCATCCAATAAATCATTTATAAATTTGACAACACATGCCTGACCAGCTTTATAAAAGATGTCAGCTTGTGTATCAGATGGTTTGATTGGCTCACTAGGAAAAGCTATATCTAGTTGAGACTTAATCATGTCCAGTCTTTCGTACTGGAACTTAAGCGTATTGTGGGAGGTTGACATTCGAGTGCTCAAAAAAAGCTGGCATTCTGTCTGACTTAGTAAAGGAGAGTTCAGGAGCCTTGCCTTGATACATCAAGTTGTCACTAGAGTCCAACCAAAATTTTTTGTCTAAGTATTTATCGGTGTTGCTACCCAGTGGTTGCATCACCCAATTGATAGTTGCCTTACGAAGTTTGTCTAGGCTTGGAGAGATCTCAAGTCCAAGTTCTCTACATACAATAGAGTTAGTAGCAACATGGATCTGTTCATCCCTAGAGATATCAGCACTTACGGTACGCATTCCAGGGTCACCATTAGCGCGGAGCAATGGTAAAAGAACGAAGAAAATTGCACGCTCGGCAACCATCGCTTTGAGGATCGTATGATCCGGATGCGCTGTCCAAGCATCACGTAGCCGTAACGCTTCAGCTTCAGCCTTTTGATCAACCCCGTAAGCATTGGCAATGTAACCAAGTGCCAGGTCGTGGTTCTCTTCGTCTTTGATGTTTGACTCAAGAATTTGTCGCGATGACTCCGGTACGTCGGTAACCAATGCATCACGGATAAAATCTCCCACAGGTAGTTCCATATGTCTCAAAGCAAGTGCACGGAGTAACGTCTCGTGTGCTCCTTCCTTGCATGTACCAGCAGTTGTTTGTACTGGTGTCCATTTCCGTTTCCGGCTTAGTAGTTTTTGATAAGGGTTCATTCTTTACAATCACATTGAAGTTCTTCATTTAAAATGTCCTCTAAATAGCTGTCCA